TGGGCAGCTCATCTACCGACTCCCTGCGTATTTGGAGCCAAAGCAACTTTGGCGAAGATTTGATTTACTGCCCTCGCGGCGGCGGGTTGTACTACTGGAACGCATCTGCTGGAGTGACTGCCAACCGAGGGGTAAACATCAGCACCCTGACAGGCGCATCCGATGTTCCAACCGTCGTCAACAGCGCTTACGTGTCAGACATTAGCCGGTTTGTGTTTGCTTTTGGGTGCAATGAATTGGGCTCCGGCGCTCTCGACCCCATGTTGATTCGCTGGTCCGACCAAGAAAGCGCCGTGGACTGGACGCCTGCCCCCACCAATCAAGCGGGCAGCCTGCGCCTATCCCAAGGCTCGGAAATTGTTGCCCGGCTTCAGTCTCGGCAGGAGCTTTTGGTGTGGACGGACGCAGCCTTGTATTCGCTTCAATACCTTGGCGCTCCCTCGGTTTGGGGTGCGCAGCTTGTGGGCGAAAACATTTCCATCGCAGGCCCAAATGCAGTGAGCTTGGCTGCTGGTGTCTCTTACTGGATGGGGGTGGACAAGTTCTACAAATACGATGGCCGGACCCAGACACTGCGTTGCGACCTTCGGCAATACATCTTCAGCGACATCAACCCCCAGCAACTGGCGCAAGTGGTCTGCGGAACCAACGAGGGGTTTAATGAGATTTGGTGGTTTTACTGCTCAAGCAATTCGGTAATTCTGGATCGGTACGCGGTCTATAACTATCTGGAAGACATTTGGTACTACGGCAACATGGGGCGCACTGCATGGCTGGATTCTGGCCTGCAAGCCGGGCCTATTGCCGCCACCTACGTAAACAACTTGGTCAACCATGAAGTTGGAAACGATGACAATTTAAACGGCACACCCGTGGCTATGGCGGCTTACATCACCTCTGCCGAGTTTGACTTGGACGACGGGCACAAGTTTGCGTTTGTGTGGCGGATGCTGCCGGATGTGACGTTCCGGGACTCCACCGCGCAAAACCCTTCGATTGTGATGTCGCTGCTGCCATTGAAGAACTCGGGCTCGGGCTATACCAATCCGGCCTCAGTCGGGCTGACCAACGAGGCCACGGTTACCCGAACGGTCAACTTGCCGGTTGAGCAATATACGGGTCAGGTTTACACTCGCATCCGAGCCCGCCAGATGGCGATGAGAATTTCTAGTACCGGGCTTGGAGTGGCGTGGCAAGTAGGCGCACCTAGAATTGACATAAGACCTGATGGTGCAAGATGACCCTGATCGTTACCTCCGAATACGAGCTGCTGCGAATTGCGCCTCCTGCGCTGCCGCAAGCAACGAACCAGTACGACAAGGCGTATCAGGACCAACTTAACAACGTCTTGCGGATTTACTTTAACCGCTTACAAAGCATATTGGGGCAGCTCGTGGCATCAGATACAACCGTACCCATTTCGTTCCCACCAACGGCGCTGGATGCCTTTGGCCGTCAGCGGGTAAGCCAACCCTATACCCTGTTTGACAGCCAAAGCCGGTACGCTGCGGACAACCAGTTCAGCACATCGACTTCGGGCACAGGCTCCACGACGTTTAACTCCAATCAGGCCAGCGTCAGCATGGCCGTTACTGCGGGTGGTGTGGGCTCGGTTGTCCGTCAAAGCTACCGCAACATGATCTATCAACCCGGCAAGGGATTGTTGGTGCTGGCTACGTTTGTCATGGACAACGGCAGCTCGGCTAACCTAAACCAGAAGGTCGGCTATTTCAACACTCAAAACGGCGTGTTCTTCCAGCGCACGGCTGGCGTCAACTCTTTTGTCTTGCGTTCAAACACTTCTGGCACCCCAAGCGATGCAAGGGCGGCGGCTCAGTCCACATGGAACGGTGACAAGCTGGATGGCACCGGGGCATCAGGGTATACCCTTGATCTGACGCACCCGCAAATTTTGTGGATGGATTTTGAGTGGCTGGGCGTGGGCTCGGTGCGATGTGGCTTCATCATCAACGGCCAGTACGTGGTCTGCCACACCTTTGACACCGCGAACACTTACGGCGCAACTGTTTACATGACCACTGCCGTGTTGCCCGTTCGTTATGAAATCACAACTACGACAGCGGCTGTTGCGGCCACACTGACGCAGATTTGTTCCTCGGTCATGTCAGAAGGCGGGTTTGAAGCCACATCCATTGAGCACGTTGCGCGGCGCACGACAATCCTCACCACCATCAATACCGCTGCAAACTTTTTGCCCGTTGTGTCCATTCGACTGGCCTCAACTGCTTTGGGGGCAGTTGTGCTTCCAAGCCGCATCCAGTTCCAGCCCACCACGTCGCAGAACTACGAGATTGCCCTGATTAAGAACCCAACACTGACGGGCGCGTCGTGGGCTGCGGTGGACTCGGACGCCAACGTCGAATACGATGTATCTGCCACGGCGATCTCTGCTGCGGGGACCATTACGCAGACTGGGTACATTGCCAACTCTGGCGGCGGCGGTCAGGCCGACACGATTGCGCCAACCGGATTTAATTGGGACCAGCAGCTTGGCGTTTCTTTGGCCGGTGTCAGCGACATTTACACCTTGGGTGTTCGCACAATCTCAGGCGCAACCGCGGGCGATGGCGTAGGCTCGTTGGCGTTCTACGACTTGACTCAGTAAGGAAAGAATATGAACGACGCCTCCGTTAGCCAAGAGACATGGGATTATTTTGCACAAGTCGCGGAAGACGAAAAAGCAGCCGCTGCGGAACGTGAACGCGATGAAGCATACGGAAGGTATATAGCCCCCGCTGGGGCCGCAAAGATCAGTGGATTGCCGACCAATCCTCTTGACTACAGTACAGCCACGTTGCCATACCAGCAGGGATCATTTAGCTATAAAGATCACTGGGGGACACCGGAATGGTACGGCGGTCAGCCCATTGGCTACACTTTTGTTCAGCATGACTACAAACCGGGGTATCAGTCTGTTTTTTCGACAGACTTAGAGGGGAATGTCGTAAAGCATGAAATCATGCCAGAAGGAGAAGACCTCACCTTTAAAGATATGGTGAAGATGGCGCTTCCCTTTGCTTTAAATTTTATTCCGGGTTTGGGTACGTCACTCGGCGCTATTTTTGCTCCAACCGCTCAAGCGGCAACGCAGGCGGCAATTGGGTCCGCCTTAATTGGCGGAGTTATGGCAGAGGCAAATGGCGGGGACTTTTTGGATGGCGCTATTGCTGGAGGGCTTGGGTCTTATGCAAGCACCACACTCACTCCGTCATTGTCTAATGCGCTGGGCGGTGGAACTGCAAACAATATTGTGGCAAATGCGATTACGAGTGGCGTAACCGCAGAATTGTCCGGGGGCAATTTTGCCGATGGGGCACTTGCCGGGGCTACCAGTGCTGGAATTTCCAGCCTAGCAAACTCCATTCCCGAGTTTAAAAAACTTAGCCCTAATGCGCAGTCGGCCCTTCTAAAATCTGCAACTACAGCAGTAACAACCGGCAAACTTAGCGAAGCGGAAATTATAAAAACCTTGGGTTCGGCCATTATTTCAACAGTAAATACAGGTCAGGCCCCATCGTCTCAAGATTTTGAAGAGGGCTATTTTTCTCCCGGCGGTGCGGGGTACATTGAAAACACTTCAGATCAGTTTAAAGATGTTGATGCCTTAGCTTTGCAGGATGCGGGGCTCGTAGAAGACTTGACGCCGCAGCAGGCGTATTTGACGCAGTACAACATTGCGTTAGACGCGGGCAAAACGCCGGAAGAAGCCACTGAAATTGCCAAAGGTAAGATGTTCAACATCTACGGCGAAGACACTACCTTGGCCCTTCTGCCATTATTAGCAGTTCCACTTTCGACGCAACTCGCTGGCGCTGCGGGTAGCGTTGCAGTAAACACAGCTCTTGGTTGGTTGTTGAATGTAGGCACCCAAAACGAAGGCCCACCACCTAATGAGAATGAGAAAAACCTAGCGCGGACCATGGTTCAGTTTTTGGCAGCCAACCCTACGGCGTCCACTGCGGACATGCAGGCGTTTGACCCAAAAATTACAGAAGAGCAACTGGATTACTTAAAAGACAATTTGCCAGCCATTACGGACCTTGGTGAAGTCGTTGTAAGCGGGATGAAAATGACCCCCGAGGAGAAGGCTGCGTACGACCTCGCTAATCCCCCTGAGCCCATTGAGCCCGCTACGCCTACTCCCTCGCCTTTTGATCCGCCAAAAACAGAGCCCACGATTGATGAGCTACTTAAAGAGCTGACGCCTACACCTGAACCCACACCTGAACCCACACCTACACCACCAGTCACACCACCGGTCACACCACCAGTCACACCACCAGTCACGCCTCCTGTGGTTCCGCCCACCGCCACCGTTACGCCGTCCGAGGTGGAGAAGATCGTTAACGACGCCATCAAAGCCAATCCAAGTCTAACTGCGGAGGATGTGCAAAAAATTGTGTCCGATGCGGTTAATACAATGCCAAACCTGACAGCCGATCAGGTCAAGCAAATCGTCGGTACGGAAGTGTCGAAGCTTCCTGTGGGTGCAAGTCCATCTGATGTGCAGAAAACTGTTGACGCTGCCGAAGCCGAGCTCGCCACAGGTTTAGCTGGCTTAAGTGCCGAAACAAAGGCTCAGTACGACGCATTGACGGCAGCTCAGAAGGCCGAGGCCGACGCCCGCATCGCCCAAGGTCAAAGCCTGCAAGACGCCATTGGCGGGGTATCCGGGCAGGTCACTGGTATCGAGACGCAAGTAAAGGGCTTGGAAGGCCAGCTTACCGCGCAGGGTAAAGCGTTCGCAGACCAGCTTACTCAGCAGGGGATGGATTACACAACCGCCTTGCAAACCGCAATCAGTGCGCAGTCTCAGATTTTTGGCACTCAAATTGGCGGCGTGCAATCCCAAATCGCTGCGGCTGAAGAAGCTCGTAAAGCCGATGTGGCTGCTCAGTTGGCCCGTGAGGAAGCCGCAAGGCAAGCTGCTGCGCAAGCCGCCCGGCAAGCTGCCGTCAAGACCACACTTGGGCAAGGGCAACAGGCCTTGCAGTCGATTTCGCAGCAGTTACCACAGGCTCTGCGGCAGGCGCAGACCACAACTACTCCAATTTACGGCGAGATGGGCCCATATCTGGACCTTGAGAGTCCGTTGGATTTTGGCTTTTTCAAGCCAAGCGCAGAAAAACAGGCTGCCACAAAACAGCAGCAACCGACTAAAATCGCCACAGGTGGGTACATTGACGACCCGCAGGCGGGGGATATGTCGGTAGATGACCTGCTGAACCTCTTACGCTAAAGGAACTGAGATGACTGATGAAGAATTGTTGAACTACGGTTACGGCGACAGCGGGTATGGGTTTGAAGACACTACCGATTATTCGGGGTACGGCAATTTGGACTCTTCTACATTGCTCGATGTCGCTGGCGTAGATTGGTCTGGGTATGGTGGCCTAAGCGGGGAAGAGCTTGGAAAGCTTGGCACCATCACTGACCAAAACAATTTAAACGCCATTGCAAACTTGGCCAAATCGACTTTGGGCGATAAAGCCGGGGCGTTCCTAAAAAAGTACCTGTTCAACCCGACCACAGGGGATGTCAATTTGGCGGGGCTTGGCACTGCGGCCATGGCCCTATATGGGATGGCCAACAAAGGCGATACGGGCGGCTACAACAAGCCGGTCCCCAAAATGGAGGCTGTGCGGGAGCAAATCCAGTACAGCGACCCAAACCGTCGCCCCGGTGAGGCTGGCCGTCAATACTTTACAGATGTCCGATACGCCCCTCAAGGCGACACCGCAGGGGCCAAAGCCGCTTCCGCAGAGCAAGCTGCGGGCATACTGGCTGCATATCAGCCTCGACCCGCCGAAGCACCCAATCCGTATGCGGGCAAAATGAATTTGGCATACAGTCGACCCGCTGCCGCAACTGTGGCAGCCCCAACGCAAGCTGCGGCACTGCCGCAAATCCCCACAGAACTCAACGCACAAGGCGGAATAGGTATGGCTACAGGCGGAATCGCAGATGCAGGGCGATACCTGCAGGGGAAAACAGACGGCATGGCGGATGAAATTCCAAGCAGCATCGACGGCGAACAGCCTGCGGCACTTAGCCACGGAGAGTTTGTCATTCCGGCTGATGTGGTGTCGCATTTGGGTAACGGAAACTCTGATGCAGGCGCTCAAAAACTCTACCAAATGATGGACCGCATCCGCATGGCGCGAACCGGCACCAAAGAGCAGGGTAAAGAAATCAACCCAGATGAGTTCACGGGTGGTGGGATTGCCGCCTATGCGGGTGGCGGCGCTGTGCAGGGGTTTGCTGAGGGAGATTTAGTTACCGGAGCGCCAACTGGAGCCGCAGGTGTGCCATTGGATACCTCCAAGACGTCTACCCTCTCTCCATGGGTTGGCGATTACGTGACCAACGCGCTGGGGCAAGGTGCCGCACTGGCGCAGCAACCCTATCAAACGTACCAAGGACCTTTGACGGCGGGAGCCTCTGGGCTTCAGCAGCAAGCCTTTGCCGGGGCAAGTGATATTGCGGCTGCCGGGTATACCCCAACACAATTTTCTGGCGGGCTGTTTAATACCCAAGCTGCGCAGCAGTACATGAACCCCTATCTGCAGGCATCGCTGGACCCACAGCTCAAAGAGTTGCAGCGTCAGGCAGACATTCAACGTGTTGCCGATGCCGGTCGCCTGACTCAAGCTGGCGCGTTTGGCGGTAGCCGTCAGGCGATTATGGAATCTGAGGGTCGGCGCAACCTGCTCGATAAGCAGGCAGGTGTGTTGGGTACGGGGTACGCCACGGCGTACGACAAGGCCATGGCGCAGTTCAACGCCGATCAGGCTCGCCAGATGGAAGCCCAAAAGGCAACGGAAGCGTCACGCCAATTTGGTGGAGAGTTTGGCCTCAAGTCCGTCGGTCAACTGGCCGATCTGGGTGCCC